GGTTGTTCTACTTCTGCAGCTTCAGGCACGTCCGGCTGATCTTGAATATTAAACTCGTCTACCCCACGTCTTTCTCGTGACTCTCGATCTGCCGCAAACAAATCTGGTTGTTCAAATGCTTCTACGTCACCACGTTCTGCAGCTGCAAGTGCCGCACGATCTCTTGCTTCTTGCTGTACACGAGCCTCTTCACTTAAATCTTGGCTTTCGAGTAGACTCTGTTCAAGCTCTTCTTTGTTAGGCTCTAGCCCACCTTTTTTAGCTTTGGCTCTTCTTCTGGCACCAGCGATATCAGAAATAAATTGTATTATTCCACCAGCACCTGCGCCATAGCCACCCTCTTCAAGTGCAGACCCTATGATCTCTGCTTCTTTGTTGTATCCAAGCTCATTTAAGTTTTGAAGAATTGCAGAGGTAGTTTCTTGTAAGCCTTCAGCACCGGCTGTGACAGCGGCGTTTTGAGCGTACCTTCTAAACCCTTCCACGGGGTCATCTGGACCAAAACGATCTAAGAACTTAGTTATCACAGGCACATCAATAACTTTGAGTGCGCGACCAAGGGGCAGGATGTCTAATGCACCGATAGGCGCACCGATAAGAGTTGCACGTCCTCTTTCTTCTTCTGTAGCACCTGCGGCTCTGGCTCTTTCACTAGCCTCACCGGCACCAGCACCCACGGATAACAGACCGGCAATGCCTGTGCCAGCAACGGCGGCGGGTATGGCAGCGGGCGCTGCAGCAGCGCCAATCACGGCGGGGGCAGCTATACCAAGAATAGAACCCACTGCCTGAGATAAATTGTATGTTATGCTTTCTTTGTCGCCACCTTCAGGGCGTAGGGCGTCTGCAGCGGCCTGTATTTTTTCTCTTGCTGCAAGTTCCGCACCTTCATCAAGCGGTGCAATAGCTCCAAGAAGTGCTGACTCACCTACATTTACAGCACCTGCACCAAGACCGGTGGCGATATTTTCAAGAAACCCAGCATCTTCTTCGTCTTCTTGAGCGAATAGGGCGGCTGTAGTTCTCTCTTGTTGTTGAGCGAGCCGCTCTTCAAGCGCTATGCGTTCTTGCTCTCTGAGTTCGTTGTCAATGGCATTTATGACTTGTGCTTCAGATAGCCCTTCTGGGCCTTGAATAGAATAAGTTCTGCCATCTACGCCTTTTATTGAATATGTTGGCATTGCAAAACCTTATCTAGGGACTAACTGTCATGGAACCCGGTACGTAATTTGAACTGCCACCTGAACCAGCAGCTGCCATCCGGTTCTGTATTTGTTTAGCTCTATCTCTTAATGGGGCTAAAGCTATACTTATCATGGTAGCTTGTTCGGCTCTTAACGCGTTTCTCGCTTCTTCAGTTTGTTCGCCCACAGGTAAAGCATCTATTCTATCTGTATAAATCTTTTCTATCTCAGTGCGAGTTTTTGCCATGTACCTCGCTAACTCAGTTAATGTCTTATCTGCGCGAGCCAGACTAGTTTCTCCTATTTCTAGTTTCTTTAATTCTGTCTCTATTCTCATACGTTCTTTGGCCGTAGAAGCCTCTAAATTAGCCACCGCTATTTTAACTCCTTGGCTGGCATTATTTAGCATGGCGTCCATACGTAATTTAGTGCTTCTATCTTCTGCTTCCATATTTGCAATATCTGTTTCTACTATCCTCCTAGCGTTATCAGATAGCATATTTACTTCTGTATTAGTCAAAGCTGCAGATGAAGATACTCCCTGACGTAGGTTTTGTGCGGCAGTATCATAAGCCGTATCGGCAGCATCTGATATCTTCTGTTTTATTTCTTGCTCTTTACCTTCAAATTCTCGCTCCCCAAGTTGACGACCAAGAAGTCGATTACGCTCGGCTAACTCTTGCTGCGCTCTAAGATTAGCCACATTTGCATCACCACCTGCAAATCTGCCAGACGTGGATACTCCTCTTAAAAACGCACTTATTCTATCCCTTTGTAATTTTTTAGGGTCTAACTGCCTTGCATCAAGATCAGCAAGCTCTTGTTGTCTGGCTTTTTCTGCAGCTATCCGTGCAGGGGTCATGCCTATCTCTTGTTGTTTTAACTTGAGACGCGCCGCTCTTTCCGCATCAGGGTCTGTATCAAGTAAGTTTTGTATGCCTTTTTGTGTTTGTTCAAATGTAGTGGCATCGGTTAACTTTACGCCTTTTGGTGTGCTTAAATACTTAGTGCGAGCGCCCGGTACAGCTACCTGACCTAATTTTGGATCTAACGCGGGTCCAGTTTCTTCTTCGTTTTCTTCTGGTGCTGTAGTTCCGTCACCCGTAGTAGTGGTTTGTTCTTGCTCTTGCTCTTCTTGTTTAGCATTAACCATCGCAGCATTTAAACTTCCATCTACACCAAGAGGTAACTCTTGTTCAGTGGTGGGTGTGGTGGTTTGACCGCTAAAACCTCTCATGACTTGACGTGACTGAGCGTCTGGCGTGCTTGAAATAACTTGTTCTATGCGTCTTTGTTTTTCATCCTCGTCCAAACTATTGTCTGCTTGTATTGCTTTAATTTGTTGTACTACGGTGCCGCCGTTAGCAAACCCAACGATGCCGCCTTGTGCCATGTTTTGCATGTTTCGTCTTGGTTGTGCAGCCACACCTTGAGACGCCATACGTTGCATATTTTGTTGCCTGCGCGCTTGATTGTTAGCTAACACACCAGAAACACCCTGCAGCACCTCACTCTGTTTTTGACCTATGGCTTTTCGTTGTAGTTGATCTGCAATAGTTCCGGGTTGATTTTCTACCTGCATCAACATTGCGCGTGATCTAGCGTCCACTTCTCTCGTTAGTTCTTCTAACGCAAGTACGTCAGTAAGTTTTTTACTTACCTTACTACGCTGTTGTAACGCAGCGGGGTTGCCACGGTATGCGTTTTTCTTTTGTTCGATTATTTCATCAATACCGTACGCCATATCTAACCCCTAAATTTGATCCATCAAAATTTTATATAGATTATCTAAACCTGTACCAACGTCAGCTAACTTTGATAATCCGCTTGGTTGTCCATAGGTATAAGTTTGAGTTGCTAATGGTAAACCTTGTAGCAATGACTGCATATACTGAACTTGCTTATATGGAAAATCACGCTCTTCTTTAAATTGAGCGTAATCTGCGTCAATACCTGCTTGTTCTATAGCGCTTTGTGCAGCCCCTAAGTCAGCTTGTTTCTGTAATGCAGCTAAACCATAGACATTGGCCGCTGTTTGCGCATCTTGTTCTCTGCCTTGCTCAACGTTAAACTGTGCCATCGCCTTATCAAAGGCATCTCTATACCCGGCTCCTGTTATACCAGCAAGGTTTTGTAACAAATTACGACTACCTTCGGCCTCCATTATGGCTTGACGAGATCCACCAAACGCACCTGCCCGTGTAAGTCTGCCCGCATCTGCTATGCGCTGTATTTCAGCTTGACGACGTGCTTCATCAATCTGTGGTTGTAACGCCTGCATAAGGTAAGGGTTCATAAACTGACTGGCGATACCCTCATCAGTGAAGCTTTTTGGAGTAAATACTCCCATGGAATCTGTTGGCACATCTAACCCAGCTATACCCTCAAAAGCTTTTGTTTGCGCTGCAGATTCGCCAGCGGTCAGAGGTCCGCCATAACCTTGATATCCTAATTCTGCAAGTGCCTGACCTTTGCCAAGCATATCAGTGACATAAGGTCCGACATAAGTAGAAAGTGCAGATTCAGTCCCAGTTTGTTTACCAACTAGAGGGTCTGTTGTAGCTACGTCTGTAGCTCCTGTCCCTGTTTGTGCTGCTGATGTGCTTGGATCTAGCGCGCTCATAATTTATCTCCTATGCGGGCAAAAATTCTTCAGGTACGATTTCTTTACCCTGCTTCGTGCTACCGGTGCGCTCTTTACGCACCCTTGCCATCATTTTTTCTAATACTTTAGCACCAGCCTCGGAGTTGCCGTTGCCAAGATGACTAACAACATCTGCTGGGATTACAAATTCACCGTCACTAAGAGCTGCAGGCTGCTCACCCTCTATACTTGCATCTATTCTGTCAGCCATACCATCGGTATCACCATCTAAATATTGAGGATTTTTAAGTTGTGCGATACCGCCTTCTTGCAGACCTATTTTCTTTAGAGCGGCACCACCAAATTCTTTTAACCTCTCTACTTGCTCTTCTATTGCACCGGTAATGTCACTACCCGAAATACCTTCATCGGCGTAGCCTAAAAACACATTACCTTGGAATATTCCTTTTCTTCCGTTAGGCATAGTTCGTGTCGTTATAGGTTTATTTGATCTGATGTTGGCCACCTTTTGCATCGGTGAGCTTGATGAATCCGGCACGTCTACTCCACGTCCAGCAGCAAACTGAGCTATGCCACCTCGTGCAAACCCCTTCATAGCACCGCCCAGTAATGCTGCTTGCTCAGCTGGACTTAGCTGGTTGAATGATTGTGCGGCAGCGGGATTATTAGATGTAGCAACGCCAGAACCCTGTAAATTACCAACTAGTGGTTTAGGACCAAAAGGACCACCCCCCGTAATTTCACCCGATGCCAATTTATCAAGAAAGTCCTGATATTCATTTTGCGGCGTTCGTGGGTCATCCGCTGGGGGCGCACCTACACCGCCCGGGCGCGGAAGATTTGTGAATGGTGTAACAGAATTTGGATTGAAACCGGGTGGGATACCGGTCAATACATCAGATGTTTCACCCGCTGCCACTCTATCAAGAAAGTCCTGCCTTTCATTTTGCGGAGTATTAGGATTATCGGGAGGAGGCGCGCCCGATGAACTAAAAGGTGTAAATTGACGAGGTGTCGTAGTCTCTCCAGCCGCAGCCTCTTTCGCCGCAGCCTCTTTCGCCGCAGCTTCTGCAGCAGCTTGTCTTGCAGCGTAAACATCTGGCATTTGCACACCAGCTCTGGTTCTAGATGCTATATTTGCTTTATTTAGCGCTTCTAGTCTGTCTGCTTCTGACTGTAAATCGGCACCTGAAAAGCTGACATCAGTAAAATACCTTTGCCCACCACTGCCCGGACGGCGTTCTGGATCATAAGTATTAGGCACTTGTAGACGTGTGGCAGTGTAGTCCGGTATCCCACCTTGATAACCCGTCAATGGTTGTTGCTGTGCAAGCCCAAAAGGATCGTATCCGAATAATTCACCTATTTGTTGTATACTACCTGCGCCAGCAGTAACAGAACCTATAATTTTTGAAAAATTATCACCTTCAAAGGGACTTGTAAAAATGTCAAAAATGCTTGAACCGCCACCACCATCGCCAGTTTGAGATGTTTGTGTCTGCCCCGGATTACCAAATGGGTTCCCAGTTAAATCACTATAATCGTAATTACTGCCACCACCAAAACCTAAGTAATCTAAAATATCAACCATTACTTACCTCCAGTAATGAGCCGTAAAAGCTCTTCATTTGCGCTCTTCTGCGAGTATGGACTCTGGTAAAAAGCTGTTTGAGCCGGATTTCTAAAAATGTCTTTAAAATCGTACGCAGGTGCAATCTTAGCGACATTATCTGGCACTCTGACTGTAACAGGAGTAAAAGCTGCTTGTAACAGTTGTTGCACTTGCTGTTGTCCACCTTCACCTTCACCTTCACCTTCGCCTTCGCCTTCGCCTTCGCCTTCACCCTCGCCTGATGTGCCTCCAACACCAATAATATCACCAATATCTCCAGTGCCATCAGTAATTATTGGATCTCCAGTTATAGGGTCAATGTCAGATATAACTTGATCGTCTACCGGAATATAATCAAACACGTCAACAGGCACCTCATCTTGCACCGTCGGGCCTGTTGTGTCAATAATTGGTAGATCTTGATCTTCGTTTGTAAGCTCTGATATTGTGATAAGATCTGTTACTAAATCTGTAATAGGATCTTCTGCTACCGGTTCTTCACTAATTAAATCTGTAATGGGGTCTTCTGCTACCGGTTCTTCACTAATTATGTCAGTGTCTGTGTCGTATCCTAACTGTTGCTCTTCTATAAAATCTTCTGGATCTTGACCTATCTCTGCAAAGAAATCTAAATCATCTTGCGTTAAATCTGTAATATCTGGTCTATCTGGTAAGTCGTCAGGGTCTACTTTACCTCCAGTGTCGATTTCTGGGTCTACTACAGGCTCTGGTGGACTGTAATAATCTTTAGCAATATCAAATATTTTGTCTTTGTCTGTTTGTGATAAATCACCATAATTAATAACTCCACTCTCGTTAGGAGTCACACCTGATTCAGATAGAACATTACTAACTTTGTCCTGCACGTCAGATATAAAGAATATATCTTCAGATATTTTATCTTTAATTAAAGAACTTAACGACTCAGAGCCTTCTGTAATATCTTTTACATTTTTTAATTTACCGCCTTCATAACTTACAATTTCTTCTAGCAAAAAGTCTTTTTGTTCTTGCGTTATGTTTTCAATATCTAGACCCGCATCTTCAATAATTTTTTTGTAAGCTTTATCAGAGGCTTCAGTGTATTGTTGGTCGTACTGTGTTTGATTTACAGGTAAATCATCTAACCTACCTATTTTTAAGAAATGTTTCTTAGCGTCTTGATCAGTTATATCTCCAAGATCGTTTAAAGTTTTGTATTGTTCTGCGTTGAACTGACCACCTGTTAAATTTTCTACGAATTGATTTTCTATATCTGCATATATTTTAGCTACATCGACCCCTAACGCATCACCCTTAGATTCAAATTCTTCTTTCAACGCTTGATATTCTTCGTTAGCAGAAGCTATCGTTTCGTTTGTTTGACTTATGTACTCTTGAAGTTGACTACCTTCAGAGGACTCATCTGCAAAATACTCATTGTAGTAATTTCCTGCATCCTCGACTGCAGAATTGTACTCTTTAACTTTTTTGTTGTAGTTATCAACTGCATTTGCATATCCAGCTTTATCAGATAAATCAGTTGCCTCTATTGTTGCTTGTAAATCATCTACTTCAGTTTTTAGAGCGTTTTGTGTATCTATCTTGTTTTGCAGCTCACCGACTATTTCGTTATATTTACCTGTTTTTTCTGCATATTCTTCTCTATCAAACAGCTCATCTAACTCTCCAGCCTTTTCTTGTAGGTCTTGGTAAGTCTGATTAACATCTTCTAAAGACTCTTTAAGATCTTCTGGTAGTTCCTCTCCATAAAATTGGACGTCCTCCTCCGTACCCATAATTTCAGGCGGTGGGTCGTCATCAAAATTTTCTTTTTTAATATTGTCAAAAGCCTGATCTACAACGAGTTTAGTTAGTATATTTTCTGCTACTTCACCAGTGCCAGCTTCTGCACCGGGGACTCCTATTTGCTGCATGATGTAGGCTTCACCAGTTGCCAAAAGCACGTCTTCAACACTACCGCCCTCGGCTGCTACGTCTGCACCTTCTATAAGAGGCAAAGCCCAATATTGTCCTGACGCTACAGCTGCAACTTGAGCTGCAAATTTTACGGGGTCATCTCCTATTTGCTTTATGCTGTCTTCTACTGACTCGATAACGGGATCAAATATTTCTTCAACAGCCCACTCACCCACGTCTTCGATAGTGTCACCTATCCATTCAATGGGTTCTGATACGAGATCTACGACATCATCAACAACATCGGTAACTGTGTCTTTAACATCATCAACAAAATCAACTACTGCAGACATGTTAAGCCACTCCCTCTAACGGCTCTTCACCTATTTTAGTGAACACTCCGTATTTGTCAGTGCCTTTATACTTTCCTACGTATAGTCTAGTATCCGTATTTATTAATTTTTTCTGCACTATGCGGGCCAGTGGCACTAACGTGTCGCCAGTAAATGTAGCGTTCCAGTGAGTTATGCCTTTGTCCTGTAGATAAGCGTAGTATTTAATCATGTTATTTGCATAGTTTCTGGCAGTATCAACGTTTAAAGGACGTCCCACCATTTTGGTCTTATTTTTGCCTTTTCCTACATGCCCAACAAACACAGTGTTGCCTATTTGAGTCACGTCTGCGGAGGGCATAGATGCTTCACTGGTGAAATTAAGTAAATCTTTTTGTAAATTTTCTTCGCCTCGTTGTTCAACTATGGCCATAGTTATGACTTGATGCGTTTCTAATTGTTGTTTGTTGCTATCTACCGTCTGCATTAGCTTATCTCTAATATGCTTGCAACAACATGTAGTCTATTTGCTGTAGCTGCAGTAACTTTTAATATTTCACCAGTTTGCACCACAAGAGGAGCTGTCAATAGTTCTACTGTATTGTTTGCACTAACAGCTTTAGTTTTAAAAAGGCTAAATGTGGCAGGAGACGATTCTGCATCAGTTATTGTTAACGTTATAGTATCTGCATTGCCTGAGTCTTCTGACACAAGAATAGATTTTACTATGCCCGTGGTTAACTCAGGAGCAGTATACAGCGTGGTGGCGCTGGTAGTTGTCAGATCTTTTTTTGCATTTGTATATACGTTAGCCATTATCCTAAAAACCACGCTGCCGCTTCGGGTTGATCTGATGAATTTGCATTTCTTAAGGCCGTGTCCAGTTGACTAAAATACAGTCTAAGGACGTTGTTAAACTGTTCAAATTGTTGTTGGTCATACTCCGTAGGTGCATATGGCAACGCTGGAGCGCGAAACGGTATGTCATATCTAGTGCTATTTACACTGCGAGTTGGCATTATCTTCTCCCATCAGGACGCATATCTATTCTTGGTGCGCCCAACTGCCAAGTAACGCCCTCTGCAGAAGACTCTATTCTCATAGACAACTGCCTACCCCGTACTCTTACATCTATTTGATCTGTAAACACTTCCACGGGAGATGAAGCAGTGCGAGTAACAGTAGCGTTATTTACTCCACCTAAAGAAGGAGTTGAATGTATGCCAGAACCTGAATTACGTAATGGTTTCAGTGTCATGGTGACAACTGGACTGGTTGCAGTAGAACCATCAAAACTTACGTCAGGTATGATTCTATTTACGTGCATGAATTTGTGACCATCATCAAGGTCAAATTCAGATGATTCTACGTAAGCAGTGATTGCAGCGGCGCTTGACCCTTGATTGTCGTCAATACCACTCTCGTGGTCCACCAAATTATTATCATAAGTTGCTGCTAACGGGTTATCACGTAACCCAGAATCAAGCCAAGCAGTTCTGGCTAAAGTTCCGTAATACCATATGTCCTCCAAGTAGTTGTATATTACATATTTGTCTATGTTTGTTGCACTTGTTGAACAGTAAAACCACCAAATTTCATGAAACGATTCGTTGGTGCCTGAGAACACTTGTGAGTATTGTTCTGTATTAAAATCATTAAAAACATATTTACGAACATCGCATTTTAGAGGTGAAGTGCGGCCATCGTACTTGTAAAATTTATCTTTACCCATCCAATAAGCCACGCCATTCGCATAACCTACAGCGTTTTGAGATGAAATAGATATGTTTTCTCCAACAATATTAGCTGTCCATACTGCAGGTGCGCCCACATACTGTAACGAATATAGAGAAGAATCAGTGAATACTAAAATTTCTTGGCGTGCTTGAGCCGCAGCCACTATTTCTGTACCTCTTGATAAACGCAAACTACCAGCCTGATTAGTGGCGGACGGAGTCCAATTTTCTGCGTTTTCTTGATCAGACCACCTAAGCAAAGTTGGGTCTAATGTGCTGCTACCTAGTTCATTAGTTCCAAAACAAAATACAAACCTGCTTATGTCAGACACTAATATTAAATTTTGTACTATAGGAACTCCGGATGCACCAGCACGACTAGATAGTAACACTGCGCGAGTCTCCACGCCATTTGTAGCATCCCAATAAAATAATTCGCCGCCTCTGTGTCCCAGTATGAGATCTTCACCAAAGTTTGATTGCGACCAGAAACGGATCGCTGATGTGGATGATACACCAAAACCCCAAGAACCTTCACCCCAAGTGCCAGCACCCCAACCTGTGATTGGAGTGGCAAAAGCATTACCTACATTTATTTGATAAGCTGCGGATACTGAAGAACCTCCCCCAGTGGCACTTGAAGATGCTGCAGAATCAGCCGTTATGGTGTATGTGCCTGCAGCAGAAACAGCTGTAAGGCTAACATTAAACTCTCCGTTTAAATCTAAACCACCCACAGTTGATGCGTTACTAAAGGTAACATAATCTCCGTTTATATACCCTCCGTTTACATCAGTCACAGTAACTACAGCAGAACCCGCAGTTGTGGTAAAAGGATTTGAAAGAGTCACAGTGCTGCGTAGAGGTGTTATATCGTTGTAATTACCGACATTTTCTATGTAAAACTTAAGGTGTGTGCCTACACCTATAAGATTCTGTTGGCCTAGAGTTACCCAGTTGTGCAATGATCTAGCTACACCTTCAAAAGTAGATGCAGATATACGCAACCAACCGCCTATTTTTTCTGGTAAACCTTGTCTAAACCTTATCTTGTCACCGTCATAGTATCCACCTTCAGTGGAATAACGAGTTCCTTCACGGTTTATACCGGGCTTTAACGATATTTTTTGCAGTGGCATGGATTAACCCTCCGCTAACGCCCTCATTCTATCTACTAACCTTCTAGCACGATTAGGCACCTGAGTATACCATCTGGAATCAACCATCTCATCTGCGGCTTTATTCCAATCTCTAGCGTCTACACCAGCTTTCATACCTTTAAACTTACTAAGTCTGGGTCTACCCATATTAAACATCATGTTTGCAATGATATGCTGACATTCTTCGGGCAGGTCATCGAAGTCTGGGTACAATACTTTGCACTCATCAATCGTCACGGCCATATCCAAAGCAAAAAGGTTTTGTACACGATCCTGTTCAACAACTGTGCCTACAGCCTTGCCATGCTCTTCGTCAGCCTCAGTTATGAGATGACCGATACCGCACGTCGGCAGTCCGAGATGGTCCAAATAGATCTCGTATTTGCACCCCTCATCTTCAGCGATTTCTTCGCGTAATTTATCTTTATTCATTTCTTAAATCCTTTTATCCCGCGTATTCCGAAGCTCGCGCCGATTGAGGCGTACATCGCCCACTGGAACCACTCTGGTGTACGAGAAAGAGCCGCAAACCCTTCCTCGACATACGGTTGCGTAAACGGAATAAAGCACATGGCAATTATGATAATAAACAAAATCGTCCACGCCTCGTCCTTCCAACTGTTGTCAGAGGACTGTGCCATTATCTTTTCCCAGCCAGCTTCGTGAGTGGCTGCGACTTTCATAACTTCGGCTTCGGCTTCGGCCTTTGCTTGTGCAACTCTGCCTTTAGCCTTTGTTTGCTCTATCTTCGACTCCATGAAGGAACCAGCTAGATTAGCTATAGGTCCGATAAGTGCCTGTATCATTCGTCCTCCAAGATTTCTAAAATCTCTCCAGCTTCTAATCTTACTTTGAGTTGTTTGCACGACCACTTTTTTTCAAAGTCAGCAGTGTGTCCCACATTACGTTTTATCTTGCGGCGTATGTTCAGGCACTCAGACAGGTTTTTATAAGGCGTATATTCAACCCGCTCCTCACCTATCATCAACAGTAAAACAAACGTCATTTCAATCATTTGTTCGTCAACTTTTCAATGTTGTCCTCAATCTTTGTCAGCCGCCTGTCATAAAACTCTAAAACAAGCTTCTGCTGCTGATCATGTGGTGCGTTGCCTGATTCTATGCTTTCTGCCAACTTTTCCAACTCACCAGCTAAATGCTCAATCATCATAAATTGCTCTGAATCGGCGGGTAAGCTACCCATTTCTCCACGCGGCCACTTAATACGAAACTCTGTATTCATGCCTAAATCTGTTTCCATCAAAATAAGTTTATTCTCTATCGTGTTTAACCTTTCAATAACACCAAAATAAGCCCATGTGCCAACCGTTGCAGCTATAAGTAACGCAATCAGATTGCGTATAGGCATTGCCAGTTCTGTGTTCTCACTTAGTTTTGGCATCACTAATCCGTGATTATGACCCATTGAACGGTGTTAGGAGTGCTTTCCGTCCTAAAATTACCAGCAAGCTCCCAGTTTATATTATCTTTTACAACTTCTTGTTTCTCACCGCCTGTGACATGACCGTGTATCATCGCTGCCAACATAGCAACTATTATAAGGTTTTCCATAACTCATATTCTACCTTTCCTCTTGGTATTCATTATTTTTCTAAGAGTTTTAGCTTGTTTAGCATGTGTTTTAGAAGCTTTACTAAGACCCTTAACAACCTTTTTCAGTTGTCTTTTACCTCTACCAGTAATCATTGTTAATCACTCCTATTTCTTACTCATCCATGCTGTTGTACCCATGTATGCACCGACTATGCCTGCGCCACTAAGAAAAATGAGGTCGGTGACTGCACCTAAACCTTCTAATTTTTCTGCAGAACACCATGGAGACGCTAAAAATACAGCGTAACAACCCATAAAAACTAAAGTATACCTAGCCATACGTAATTGAGCTAAATTTTTGCGTAGTTCTGTTTCTGTTTTCTTGATTTCTTTAACGTGTGATAACTCCTCATCAGATACTATACCATCACCATCTTCATCATATTCTGAATATACGCTATCTTTTTGTAATTTCTTTTGAGTCATAACACGATCTCCTCTGCGCTGCTCTGAGCTATAGTCGCAAACAAGAAAATAAACAGGGCTACCGCAATCGCGATAATACAGGTGACGAGCATTGTTGTTTTAATCGTCTCTTCAATTTCCTTGGCCCTTCTTCGAGCCTCTTTACGCGCCGCTTTCTCCGCTTCCTTTTGTTCCCTAAGTTTCTGATTATGATGGTTGACAATCTCGTTCCATGTGTCTGGTCCAAACCGCAAGTTAATCAGAGTTTTGATTTCTTGCATCTGCTCCTGTAATCTTTTAGCCTCAAGCACTGCATCAATGCTGCTTTGAAACTTAATATCCCCAACACCAGCTTGTTTGTTACGCTCTTCATTGAGCTTCTTTTGACAATCGAATAGTGTGCCGATTTGTTGTGAAATATCAGCAACAGATTGAACATCGTTAATCCTCGCCTTTATAAAAGCGATGGCATTTGATGCAGCTGCTACAGCAGCGACTGCTGTCGTTATCGGTTCCATTAAATCTCATCGGGCCAATCATTTATTGGTGCAACACCAGTTGGTTCACCATTACTGTCAACAGGTGTGTCGTACAGAGCCATAAATTTTGCATGAGTATCAACAGCGTTTATTGCTGTTTCAATATTTGCACACGACGTTCTAACTGCTGCACGATAGGTGCTTACATCTGATGGTATGGCTTTGTCAGTCTCTGCTTTCCTTACAACGTACCAATCGTACGGTGCAAGCAAACTAGCCGCCTCTATTTTGATTCGTGCTATGGCTATAGATTTTAAACCTAATGTAACCATCTGCTTACCATCATCATCAATAATAGCCTTACCATCATCATCAACGGCATTAACATCGGCCAAGGCTTTTTCAATCAATGTGCCATCAGTTTTTCTACCCCAATAAAAGCGATTGTCATACGGTGCTTCTGATGCTGGTGGATCTTCCCAGACCAGCCCCGCCGCAGCTTTTGCTGTATCGCTCATTTTGACCCACTGAGCAGGATATTTAATATTGTCGTCACTTACCCAAGCGCGCCCTATTGCTATGATCCTATGATTATGTTTCCACGGCATAACTATCTCCTATCGGGCATTGGCAAACTTAAATGGTGCTTCAGCAAAGGCGAGATAAATATAGTTAGCATTACTTGTGTTAACATCTCCGCCAGTACCTCGTAACTTAAATCCGTTGCTCAAAAAATCTGCTATTGAGTTCGCCGCTGTATCTTCATCGTCATTTGTATTTGGACGCAAAAACTCGGTCATCACATTGTTTGTATCTCTTTTGGTATCCATCAAAAACCATCCATTAGCTTGTGAATTTCCACCATCAGAGCGCTTAAAAAGAACCCATGCGGGCCGGAAACCTGTGTAGACAAACGTGCCATCTGCATTACCATTGCCAGTATATGATCCGATTCTGCTGTAGCCTTCAACGCTATGAAAACAATAAGCTACATAAGTGTCACCTGTTTTGTTAGCGTTACTGTTGCCAAGACTAAATACATTGTCTGTCGGTTGCGTATCTTGAAAAACTGTTGAACTGGCCCCAAAATCATATCCATTAGTAGGTGTATTTAAATACCCAACTAATGCACCACTTGATTGTGCGCCTTTATGATATGTAAACCAGTTAGAAGAATTTTCATTACGTCTCCGAACAGTAATAAATTCTGGCGCACTAGAAAGACCATGTGGCAGGGTCACGTTGCTACTACTGCCTGCAAACGTCACTATGCTAAATCCGGCGACTGTGCTTGCAGATAATCTTGTCACAGCAGCACTAGGTGAGCCAGAAAACGCATCGGTTTTGTTGGCACCATCAATTTTTACTGACCCTGCTGTGGGAGCCGCATCAGCGGCAGCAGAATTATCTACAGTTGGTGCGCCACCAGCCTTCCACATCCAAGCAACATACGTTTCTGAGGCTTTGTTAAAAGCGGTAGAATCATTATAACCGACTGTAAACCCTTGAAAATCAAGGCTACTAACACCATCAGCATCAGTTTGTTCAAATTCTGCTGTATCAGAATCTGTAATTAGACTGTTGAAGTTTACTCCATTAGCACCCATACCACGAACACTATCTTGTAAAACGTTTGAAACGTTATCCGTACTGCGGTTCTTAATCCAAACCCAATCAGGTGCATTTATACCTTCTACCGGTATATTGTCATCTAATAATGCAAGATGGCCTGAAGGTGGAGTATAATAAAATGCACCCGCGCCATTAGCATCTGCCGCTCCAGCAGTGCCACTTGTTTTATTGCCAGCGAAACTATCGTCTTGCCCAAAGTTATAAACTTGTGCGCCGCTGTTATAAACTAAGCTATAAGATGTAAAACCTTCTGTGCTACTTAATCCTGTAAATGCAGCAGTTCCACTATTTTGTACTGTTCCGTTCCTATAAAATTTTACTGTTCCAGCATCTAAATCTAAGGCTACGCCAATAATATCGCCCGTTGACCAAGCATCTCCATAACTTGTATCACCGTTATTTCGTGCCGTGCCGCTTTTTTGATAAGAAAAAGCCCAGTCTTTTGAATAGCCAGCAGTAGAATCGTCTTGTAAATCGTTTGGCTTACTAGCAATCCCTACACTATTAGCACTATTTCCTTGCGCACGAATATATACTTCCCAATACCACTTACCAGTGTTTACTGCAAAGGTACTTACAACCGCAGGATTTGTACTTGTTTGTGTGCTGCTATAGTCAAGGTTTCCTTCCGCAAATGTTTGTGTTCTATCATTTACATAATTAGAATCTAATACAGCAAAATTCTGTGTGGGGCTATCAGTAACTTGATCATGTGTGCCTACGTTATCTGTAATGTCAAAATCATTTCCATTACCACTTTCATCATCTCCTAAAGCAGAAGAATCTGCAAAGTCTAACCTGAAGCTATTATTGCTGCTTCCATAACTAACTCCACTTAACGATTTAGGAATCCAATACCCATTTGACCCAACTTGACCAAAAGTTTCTGGACCGTATGATTGACCGTCAACAAAATTAACTTCAGCCATATAACCATCAAAATGCCTGCTGGTAGAACTAGTGTTGTATGCCCCTATAAGGTGATCTGTCCCACTAGCGTTTATAGTAGTTTCGTTACTGGCACTAGCAACATTTTGTTCAGTATTCCAATCCGTTATCTGCGTTCCATTAATATATAGCCGACTTCTATCAGAAGCAGTTGACTGCGTAGTATCGACACGCCAGACAATGTGATACCACGTAGACAAACTTTTAAATGTACGATTGGTTAATTTATATTTACTAGCGCCAGCTGTAGTATCTCTTAATTGAGCATATAACCTATCACTAGAATCAAAATTTAAAGAAGATAAAGAACTTGATTTACCATCAGTAAATAAATACTGACCATTAGAACCACCCAAAGATGATCTTTTTACCCAAGCACTCCAAGTCCATGTTCGTGTGTTTCCAGAAGAAGTTATATCACGATGTAAACTTGAGTCCTCAAACCGTAAACTTTTTGCTATAGTAACTGTATCTTGCGGATGCCGTGCGCCACCTGAACCAATATGTTGTACTCCACCATCTCCCGTATATAATTGTGTTTCAAAGTAATATTCGGCTATTTGATCTTTTCCGGGGCCAATGGTTGGGTCTGGTAAGTTGGCTGAACAGAGGGCTAATGCACCCGTCGGGACAGTATATAAAAAATCTCCTCTACCATTTGCATCTGTATTATTTCCAGCAGTTTTTTGCCCATCAAACGTACTATCCTGCCCAAAATTAAAAGCCATTCTGCCGTTGCCACTTGTGGTAATATCACCCCAAGCTGGCATAAATCCTTTAGTCATATCTAAACTAGTAAATGCAGCGGTTCCACTATTCTGAATAGTTCCGTTCTTGTAAAAAAATATTTCACCCGCATCAGCATCTACCAGAGCAGCAAGCACATCTAAATTTGTATAACTATTTCCATACGATGATTTAGTCCCACTATTTTTCTTGTTCCCATCAGAACTTCTATAGGTGTAACCCCCAGCAAAACCACCTAATTGATCGGCGTTATCAAGATCTTCTGATGAGGGTAAAATACCAAATTCCATACCAGTAGTATTTTCGGCCATTGTTTCCCAGTACCATTTTCCTGTGGTTGGGATTTCAAATGTTGCTCTTGTTTTTCCTCGTCCAGAAGATCCTATTGACTTAACGTCAAGATTTCCATCACGATATTGATTTTCATTGCTGCCTTGTTGCTCTTGATCAAGAGGATTCATTGTAGCAAAATTATTGGTTGGGCTATCTGGTACAACATCAGTTGCGACTAAAGTAGGCGAACCACCCCCACTTACAGTCCAATCATTTGTGCCATCTGTGGTGTTTGCATTGTTGCCAATATCACTACTATCAGCAAAATCGAGATGCCAACCATAAGTGCCATAACTGCCGCTGTATTCTTTTGGTATCCACACCCCGTCTTTCGTCTCGCCGAAATAACTAGCGTCATATTGTGCGCCATCAATAAAATTAACTTCAGCTAAATAACCATCTAAATATTCATTATGAGTAGCACCGTAGCCGATATAGTGAGTAAGAGATGAGTTATTAACGTGATAATCTGTGTTTTGACTAGGATATAGTGTATTGCTGGTGTGTTGAATCAGAGTAATCTGTTCACCGTTTACATATAATTTAGATCTGTTGGTATCTGTTGCTTGTGTAGTATCAAAGGCATATACAATGTGATACCAAGCACTAACGTCACGAAAAAGGCCATTAGTTTTTTGAACAAATTGATTAGAACTACTACTTCTCGATTGTATAAACAATTCGTCATCAGCGGTAAAAAATATAGCCCAAGAGGTTCCCGAAGTACCCGCAGAAAAAATAGGAATCTCTTGACCTGTCATATTTCCTATATTGGCACGTTTTACCCAAAGACTAAGTGTCCAAGTTTTTCTGTTTCCGGAAGATGATGGGCTAAATGTTAAAGATGGATTATCATCATCCGCAAACCGCAAAGACTGGTTGATTAAATGATCAAAAACAGCATCTGCACTATCTACATTGTGAGCGCCACCACCCTGTATTATAGACATTAAGTGCCTCCTGCTATGAGTGCGGGTGAAGCGGTTAATAAAATGCTATTGTCACTATTATCATTGTTAGTGCAATAGTATGAAAGAAAGTAAGTCCCAGCAGTATTTATGCGGGTAAGAGTCGCAGCATCAACGCCCACTCTCTCAGCAGCTGTAATAGTGTGACTAGAATCTGCACATATAAATATAATATTACCAGACTGTCCGGTTGATGGGTTAGAAAAGGTAATAGCTTCATCAGCTGTAGAAGTGAATTTAAAATTATTAGCAAGACTTAGATCAAAATCAGAATCTCCAGAGCTTTGTGTTTTTATGTGACTAGTTGCTCGCCCATTGACTTTAACATCATCTTCAAACTGAAATATTGTAGTCCCTGTTGGAACCGTGGCTACAGCAGCATCAGCGTCATTTCTGATAGTTACATCAGAGGTAGAACCTTGCCCTGTGATAACAATTCCGTCTGCTGCTGCATACCCTATGGCTGCATTATCTCCACTAGAGGTATCTCCATCTGGTTCAAATGTAGCAGCTGTAGCTACGCCAACAATATTTACGTTAGTAGTGCCTGTGGGTATGCCTATAACTTCTGCATCAGCATCGTTTTTAATAGTGACGTCGTTAGAACTACCTTGGCCTGTAATGATGATTCCTTCACTTGAAGTAAATCCTATCGCTGCAGCATCACCTGTAGAAGTATCTGCAGTGGGTTCAAAAGTGGTTGCCTCCATGACAAGATTACAAGTTAGTTTGGTATCTGCGGTATGAGTTAAAGTTACATCACTATCTGCACCAAAAGATAATATAGCACCATCAGAGATCAGGCTAAGATCATCTCCAACTGTTAAATCTGTTGCAACTTTGACTGTCGTGTCATCGTCCAAAGTCAAAACAGTTGTGCCATCATACTGCTTAAATATTAAATCGTCGCTGTCCACACCTAGCTGTATAACTTGCGCACCAGCAGTTCCGTCCATATCAATGGTTAACTGTAATGTGCCTGCATCTTTAAATTCAATATTACCTCCTGCAGCGTCAAGCACGATGTCAGCATCTGCATCTAAGGTAATATCTGCAGAGCTATCTATCTCTGCTATCACAGGTGTAGTTAGCGTCTTGTTAGTTAGAGTTTGAGTAGCAGCTAGACCGACAAGTGTATCAGTTACGGGCGGTAAAGTTAACGTGACGTTTCCTGAGTATGCTGAGTGAGCAGAAGATTGCAACGCAGTATAGTGCAGATTAGATGACTCACAATAAAATTTAATGTTAGAAACAGAGCCGCTATTCTTTAAGTCAATAACACCTGATTCAATTCCAACATTACCATCTAATAAAACCTGCCCACTGCCTTTTGGTGTTATCTTAAAACTAATGTTGGTATCGTCACCTGTAGCAGATATCTCAGGAGCATTGCCAGTGGCGGCGTTCGTTATATCAAACTGATTTACTGCAGAGGCTGTTTTTTGAAAAACAATTAATTCTTTATCATCGTCATCATTTATTCCATGCGCATCGTCAAATTTTATGTTGAAACTATTCGTGTCCAAATCATCCCCAAGCTGCGGACTCGTATCCTCAACAACGTTTGATAGGCCCGAAGATGTGGCCAGACCTGAGACTATCGTACTGCGAGTTATTCTTTTTAATCCGCCACCTGAAGTATCTACTGCAAGAAACACATCATCATTTGCCACTGTGGATATTTCTGATAGATCACCGAGAGCTTTTTCTTCAAAGCTAGTGCCATCAGCTATAAGTATTTTATGCTCCGTATTGTCCGGCATACGTAATTGAGCGCCAAGAGTTACGTTACCTGTGAGCGTGGATGTTCCTGAAACGTCTAAGTTACCATTCAAATCAACAGTTGTAGTAGTTATCTCGACTTCAGTGTCTGCATCAATGTCAAGCTGTCCGTCAGCGCTAGAGTTTATAAATATAGCCGAGTCTCTAAAAAGCACTTTCTTGTCGGTGGCAACTAGTATGTCTTCTGCTAACCCGTCAATATATGCGGAGCCGTTGATGTATATATCTCGCCACTGTTGACTGGATGATCCTAAATCAAATGTATTATCATCATCAGGTATTATGGACGAGTCTACATCTGCCCCAAAAACCACATTATCAGAAGCGGCATCTCCTAATGTGAGAGTTCCTCCGTTTAGTGTGGTTGTGCCTGTAATAGTGGCGTTGCCATCTACAGTTAGATTACCACCAACATTAAAATTACCAGCGACACGATCAAGAGCTTCGACTACGTTTGTGCCATCACAAAACACAAAGCAAGTTTCTCCGGCTGTAACAGCGACACCAGTTCCTGATGCTGTCTTAACAGTGACTGTCTGAGCCGTGCCATTCTTTACTATGAATATTTTACTGAGTGCTGGCACAATCACCGTAGCCGCACCAGACAACGACGTACCTGTGTCCGTAAGGTTCAATATAGCGTTTCTTGATTCCGCTGTTGTGCCGTTAGCTGTGGATAATGTGGCAGAGTTGGTGCTCCAAGTATTTATAGTAGCAGTGCCAGCTATGGCCTCTTCTACCATCTTGGTTATGTTTTCATTTACAGTGTTACCCCAGCTACCACTCAACTCACCTTGAGTAGGTAAAGCTATTTTTAATAATGTACTAAACTGTGTTGCCATCTGCGAGTCCTCACTAACTTATACGAACTATAGCATTTGTTTTATCTGCCGTTCCAAATTGGATAACAAAATCTGCAGAACTTGTCTGCTTATCTTCTCCAAAATCTATAACTGCTATGGCAGGATCTCCACCACCAGATTTATATATCAACGCGCCTCTAGCAGTGATAGACGACGAAGCGAAAGTTGTATCAGCAAAATCTAAAAACGCTGTGGTGCCTGAAGATGCAGGGTTTGCAGCTATAGTCAAAGTATTTCCACCAGCAGTATATCCAGTGCCGCTAACTTCATTAGTCGTAGAATACGCAGTTGTGGTTGCATCTAAAGTTGCACTAGAGGTGAATAAGGCAAGCTTAAATGTTTGTGATGTATCAGCACTAAAGTCCATCTCTCCGTTTAGGAGAGCTACCTTAAATGATGTGCATAATGTTTGAGTTATTGCCATAATACACTCTTAACTAACGGGCATCCTGTATTGTCCAGAACGATAGTAATCTTGACGTAATTGGCCATCAGAACTTCGTTTTAACAAAGTAATCGCCTGTAAATAACGTTTTTCGTACATAGCTACCATATCAGGCTCACCTTTCATAAAACGAATAGCCTCCATGAGGACACCGTTTAAAAGTGCAGTGTCAAAGTTGTCGCCTAGATACGTGCCTCCTGCAGTGACTATTGATGTAGGATACTTAGCGTAGATATGTTCTAATGTATAATTAGCATCTGGGATTGGAGAAAACATTAGCTTTATCTTACTACCCGAAGTGCTGTGATAAGCATAAAACTTAGGTAGTCCACGTTTAGCAGTTGTGGTTACAGGATATGCTTCTCTTAAAAAATTAGAGTCCTTATTTAGTAAGAAAGTCTGAGTATCATTATTTACTATTGCGAAACTATAGGTATATAAATACCCATCAGGTGTAGTATACAGCTCATCACCAGCGGTTAAACTACCACTGTCCACATTACGCATGGACGTTAAATCCACCGTATTATAAATTAACTGCTCTGCCTGCTGTGCAAACAAAGCATGTTGGTCTGCCGTAAACGTCTGCTCACATATGTCTTCGACGTTTGCTTTTAAGCTAGTGTAGTTCATAACTTACCCCATAGGACCGCGAGCCATAGTACCCTTAGTTGCTGCACCTGCGCCACGTATCTTGATGCCGCCTTTAGCTTTACCTTTCGCTCGCACCAGCTTGCCAAACTTATAAGTCTTAGCCAGTTCCGGGTCCATCTTTTGTTGCACCGCTTCTGGTAGTTTAGAAAACCCTTTATATTTAGCAGGGGGGTTGTTTACTTGCTTGCTCATGTTTGCCCTCGTCATTGCCATTGTTTTACCTATGAAGTTGATACTGTGACCGAACCTACAGATGCAGTCATAACGAACTCTAGTTTATTATCTAAAGACCCCGAATACTTAAATGATCTACTTTCTGCGTAACCAGCAAAGTCTGGTCTTGGATCTCGTATTGCTTGCGGATCATCCACAGGAAACATACCTAACTTATGTTGCGGGTGATCGTGATCATAACATTCATAACATGCCTTTAGATTAGTATCGTTACCTTTTCTTATTATATTACGTAAATCACGTAATTTATATCTAAATCCACATATATCGCACTCTGCGATAGCTCTTTTTGTGGATGCGAATCTATTAGACATAGTTAAATCCTAGCAACTCTCGGTATATATCGCTCAGATGTCTTCTCTCTATCTTCACCTGCAGCCAGATTATATTGCTCATCGTAAGCTGTTTTTAGCATAGCGACTCTATCAGCCAGCTCTGGTGTTTTCATGGCTATGTGATACGCTAAACCAGCTACGAGGCATGGTAAGAACCTGAACACCACGTCTGCTGTTTCAACACCGTTACCAGCATCTTCTATTCTTCTCATTCTAAAATACACAAACGTATATGTCTGATCTGGCACAGGCCACAGATTTATTCTGGGCGTGGCTAAACGCTCCACAAATACCTGTATTGGCCTACCAGATGTTAACTTGTTTGGGATCGACGCGTAAGTACTAACACCAATACGTGTTATGGTGAGATCAGATTGTGTGGCTGCATTGCCTGCGTTTGTGCGGATTACTTGATCTAACAGGTCTATGGTGTCTGCAGGTAAATTATACTGAGACGTTCCTGCAGTGACAGATATCGTCCCGCTATCAATAGTCCACATATTAATGCCACGGTTCTGCCACTCAATAGTCATCAGGTTCATGGATCTGCGAGCTGTGCGGAGATCGTAACCCGACCGCATCTCACGTCCGGCACGCTCCCACGCTTCTTCAGCGATTTCAGTGAAATCCATGTCAAATGCGGTGGTGCCTGATGTAGCCATTTACTTTTTCCTTCTTAACGACTTAACGCGCCTTGGTTTACCCGCTGGTTGTCCTATTCTCTTCTTCTGCGCAATCCTACTACGTTTTTGAGCAGCCGTCATTTCTCCAACAGTTTTAGGAGTTTTTGAAGAAATACGCTTGGAAGGACGGCAATAAGGAGTTCCGCGCTTTTCACCCTTCTGTCTGCCACATGCTTTGCCAGTGCGTACATCTTTCCAATCCTCCTTGAACCAGCGTTTTAGCGCTAATCCCTTTTTGGTTTTACGTACAGCCATAATGCCTCACACGTACTTTGTAACTTTACGACGACTAACTATCCCACAACCTCTAGCCACATTACCGTTTTTAGTGGGTCTTTTTCTTCTACGTCTAGCTAGACCGCCATTGTCAAAATTTACAACGCCTCCAGTGGCTTTCTTCTTCTTTTTGCTACCTTTGCCATAGTTGGCCGCACCGACCTTTCTACATTTCGCAATGGCCCCTGAAGCATAAGCGCTCGGAAACACTCTATAGCGAGCTTTTACTTTGTGATAACAAGCGTCTTTAGGCATTTTTTCTAGCCCTCCTTATGCTTTCTTTACCTTGCCTAAATATTCTGGCAACTTCGGTTTTACCCATGACTTTGGCTCTCTGTTCACCGACAGTAAGTATCTGTATCTTTCTGGCAAAGGGCTTATTTACTTTCTTTACCTTTGCCACAGTTGCTCTGGCGTCGGCAGGAGTGGCAAACTTTATACCCACGGTATCCTTGGGATTCTCATCAGTATAAAGCCTGCGACCACTACCTTTTGGCTTTTTTCCTGTTCCTACTTTTGGATCTCTTTTTCTTTTTCGCACTTGGTAAAAGCCCCTTGTTGACGGCTCTAGCTCTCTCACTAAAACCCATCTTTTCGCCAGTTTTTATCTTACGTTTTATCGTAGATATCTTTGCAACCATTTATTATCTTCTCTTCTTACCGCCTTTTTTACCGCCCTTAGTCATCATAACCATTTTAACTGGACGAAAGCCTTTGGTGGCTTTACCCACACCACGAACCGACTTACCGGCAGAAAAGCCTTTTTTACGCATACCGCCCATGGAGTAACCTTTTTTCTTCATGCCACCAGCAGCCATACCTTTTTTCTGTTTGTCCACCATTTTGATAGCGGCGTTTAGACCTCCAGCAGCCATACCTTTTTTCTTCATGCCACCCATGGAATAGCCTTTTTTCATGCCACCCATCTTGTAGCCTTTTTTCATGCCACCGGCTTTCATACCTATAGGTGTATAAGGAGTGCTAGTATCTTTTTTCTCACGTCTACCAGTCCCTAAAGGTTGATTACCGCGAACACCAGTGCCTAGAGGTTGTTGCACAGGGGTCTTCTTTGGTGCAGCAGCTTTACCACTACCCAGACCAACTTGAACTGGAGTTGGCTTAGTTTTACCCACGTTCTTTGCGCTTGCCTGTAAAAACTTATTGCCAGATGTGGCCTTTTTAGGTTTTGACGTTGGTTTGGTTGTAGGAGCCTTTGGTCCTGCACGAGTCTTACCCTGTTGCTTGTTAAGATAATCACGCAAAGACAGACCTGATTTCTTCAGCTCTTCCGCTGTCACCGCAGCTTTTCGCTTGCCTGATTTATCTATAAATGTTTTAGAGCCACGCCGTTTTGCTTCTGCAACAGTTCTAGGAGCAGTAATACCTTTTTGTCCGGGGCTGACTTTTTTAGTAGCGCCGCTTTTAGTGCCTCTTTTAGCAGCTCTACTTGCGGGTTTCTTCTTTCCTGCACCAAATGCTTTCTCTGGGAAGTCAAAATCTTTGCTTCTCTTTTTTGCCGCTTTTGCAGACTGCTCGCCTCTAAATCCATTAGCCATTTTCTTCTTCCTTATACAAGTTGTTAAACACACGCTCAGTGTCCCAAACATAACTTACATTTTCTTTAGAATTGAAAGTATGTTGGTTCGGTCTGAAGTCTGGAGCGCCCTGCCCTGTTTCAAACCACGCAGGATGCGTGACACGCACCCGATTGTTAGGTAACGCTACAATATTACCTGTATATTCTCCTGCGTCTAACAACTCCAGTACATGACTTTGTTTATGTTGTGCAGGATGATCGGCTACTTCACTGTCTGTATAATCCACAGTGAAATAGTATTTAGCGGGGTAAAATTCACCATCTACCTTGGCTATCCAAGGTGCAGGTGTTGCCCGCTCAATTTTATAAACTGCGTGATAGTGTGACATACAGTCCCAAGGTTGAGCTAGGTAGGGTGGTAACTCTGTAGGCCACTCTTCATAGGGTACATCAGCCACAAGCGCTGTCAGAGGCATCCTAGCCCACATAGCGCCACCATGTACGTTAGGGTCGTCAGTATCGTCAGACTCACATCCTGTGAATATGACTTGAAAACTAAGAGTGCGGTTGGGCATCGTAGTCACGGCAACCACCATAGCATGTAAAAACTCTCCATGATATTCCTCAAAATTCTTAGTGTACTCTCTCCGAACCCAAGCGTTGAAGTGTGGTATATTTGATTGTAAGTATGGCATTTATCATCTTTCGGTTTTGCTCCATGCAAGATTATCTTCGTATTGTCTACCTGTAAAATCTTCCCACATGGGTTTTAACATAGTGTGTAGTTCGTCTATCTTCTGGCTGTTATTGTCCACTTTAACTGCAATAACAGCCACGTTCTTATCAACCTCTAATAAAGTTGATGATATCCACGTAAGCCCAGTTGCGCATAAGCCAACAAAGGCGACGAATAGAGTGCCTGCTACGAACTGAGCATTTAACATTTCCATCTCCGCCTCGCTTGACGCAACCTGCTATTAGGATTCTTAGCTGCCTTTGGGAACTTCTTCATTTGTCCCGCAGAACGAGCGCAAAACGATTTACGCCGTTTAGCAGCTTTGCTGCCCGGTTTTACTTTGCCTGTAACAGCAGTCTTTAATTTACTTCCGGGGTTGTCTCTACGATATTTAGCAACACCTTTTGCCGTCATACCCGCACCAGCTTTGGTGGGTCTTTTGTGACCCCCCTTGATGGTGTGACCCTTCATGGTGCCTTTTCGTCTAGCCATGGAAGAAAGTCATCATGTCTATAGTAGCTATCGTATATTTAACTGACATGCCATCTTCAAACAAAACACCGTCTGCCGGTATGGTTCTGTCTAATGTGGTATTATCAGTTCCGATAGTGCGAGACTTAAACACCGCAGAACCATTCTCCGGAGTATTATTGATAAACTCCACTGTTCCTGCTGTGCCGCCAGATACTATAGAAAACCCTTTGAGCCTGACTCTGTTACTTCCGTTTATGGCTTCCGCACAAAGATCACCTGACCCGACTTTAATGTTCGCTGCATACTGAGCAGAACATTCCACAGCTGTCACTGTAAGAAACAACTTAGTGCCTGCAACAGTGGTCGCGCTGCCAGTAGAAGTTATAACCTCTGTCATAGCATTACCAAAAACATCTGTGCCTGTGATGGTACAAGTCTTACCGTTATCACTACTGCCAGTGGTAGTAACAGTTACATTTCTAGCACCACCTCCGGCAAAAGTTGTATTTGCCATGGTAGCGCTAGTGTTTGGCCTTGCTGCCGTTACTAGACGATCATCATCTGACGCATTTTCATCGCTGATGAATTTAGCTTTTATATCTGAACTATGGCCCATATCAATCTCCTTCAAGAAAGGAGAGGAGTATTCTCCTCTCTGTTAATATTAGCCATTATTAAAATCAAAAGCTGCACCGTGAATTTTAATCACAATTTTACCAGCTGTATAAGCGGCCTCTGTGGCGTCTCCACAAGTCAGATACAAAAACTTTTTACTTAACGCTGCTAAGGTTGAACCTGCATCTGCTTCGTTATGAAGACCTAATGTTAAATCGCCATTGTTAAACAACACTGTCCCGCTTGTCACGGCAGCGTTTTCTGCAGTTGTGCCTGTTGCGGAACAAACGAGATTGATGTCTGGATCACCACCAGTTGGAACTTCGATACAGATAAACTCCATTTTGTATGGGATTCCGTTAACTTCTTTTGTTAACTCTGCAATGTATGCGTTTGCAGCGCCACCATCTGTGCCGATAACGTCGTTAGCAGCACCACCAGAAGCCAGACCACCGTGCAAATCGACAAGAATTGTTGTAACAATATCCCCGCCGATCTTGTTTATAAAGGTGTTGATAGCTGCGTCAGCAATACCAGAACCATGTGCATTTGGAGCGATGTTAAAGATTGTGGCTGCGGTGCCTAAACTAGCGTTGTTTGCACCTACAGTTGTGCCTGCTGCAACAATATTGTCCCTACCAGATGTAGCAACTTTTTGAACTTCTAAAGAACCACCGCTAGTGGCGTTTAACTGTTCTGTGAAAGTCCCTAGAGTGGAGCTTTTGGTTACAACTTTAAATCCATTTTCGGCGCGCACTGCACCGTTGAAGGTAGTATTAGCCATGTACGTCTCCTGTCTTGGCTAGTGTCAGACCCCCGATGGGTCTGTCAGGAATAATTCATCGTATAATAAAAAGAGGGGAGTAGCAAGCCACCCCCCTCTAATCTAGTTAAGCAGCTCCGGGTGAGCCGAAGATACCCAGTGGATCGGATACACCGAATGAGTAACGCTCACGGGCTTTGTACCGGCTGTTGCCAGTGCTGAAGTCAGCATCCATAGCGGTAGCCATTGGGCTACGTACGAAGTGCTTCAAGCCGTTTGGAACGTCAGTCATAAGGAAGAAAGCATCTGTATCAGTCAAATAGTGATTGATTACATAGCCTTCTGGGATAGAACCGTTATTGCGAAGCGCATTAAGGTCGTTATCCGCTGTACCCACACGTCCTTCAGTTTCTAGCAAACGAGTCGCCACAAACTGTAGATTCGGTGGAATCACTAACTTACGTGGTCTTGCAGCAATCAGCAAACCACGCTCGTCTGTCCAACCAGCAATCTGAATAACGGCGGCTTCAAGTGAAGTCTCGTTAAGATCAGCTGCAGTTGCAGGTTCGTTAGAGTTAGTTCCACCGCTCACAAGTGGGTGATCTGTGGCACACAGAGACTTACCATCTCCATATGTAGTACCAGCAGCAAAAGCGTTATTCAGGATATTTGCTGCCTTAACTTGTTTTGTGTATGCCATCGCACGAGCCAGCGCTTTAGTGTAACGAGATGACAGTGAGTCATACAGGTTATCTTCAATAGCCTCTTCAGTAATTGAAAAGCCCATTGCAACTGTTTCGTGTGAATAGCGAGCGGTGAACGCCTCTTGTGCGTTGTCATATTCGATGGCAGAGCCTTCGTTTTTGACTGGTGCTGCTGAGAAGCCCGATAATTTGGTCTCCTCTTCAAAAGATCTATCAGAAGTCTCTGTTTCAAAGATTTCTGCATGTTCTTCACCGTACTTTGCGTACTCCAATCCGAACAAAGCGTTCAGGCCGGGAAGGAGTTCTTTAAGTAGTTGTGCGCGTGAAATAGCCATTATCTACTCCTCCTTATACGCCAGCGGTTTGCTGATAACGTTGATAACCCTGTGTAAATTTAACAATAAACTCAACAAAATTACCGTCACTATTCTTGGTGTCAGGAACGACATCAACAACGGTGATTGGCAGAATTGTGGTCACATTGTTAATAAATACACCCATACGGCTGTTGCCTGATGCTGTTACACCAGTGTTAAGCACAAGCTCCGCATTACAGGAGATTGCGTTAGCACGGCTAACAAACGCAGGAAGCAGTCCTGAAGCAGCGCCATCAGCAGAGGCACCTGTACAGTTCACTACTTTAAACAATACGTTAGGGTCGTCACACACATACGCCTCAATATCATCGGCTACAATGCTGCCGGGATAGCTTTGGCGGAATGTCAACTGGTTCGTATTCGGATCGGTGTAACTTACACCCATAAACACACCAATAACACCGGCCACTACAGAAGTATCGTTCTGCAATGTGGTGATAATGATGGTTCCATCGTTCTTATACTGCACCACATCTCCATAGAAGAGAGCCGTACCGTAGTTTGAAGCGATGGGGATCTTACGTGTAGAACCCGCATAGCTATGACCACCAATCATTCCGATTGGGCGGAGGCCATATGGGGCATCAATGGTAGGATATGCCATCTATTTGTCTCCAGACATAAAAGGTTTTTACTTAACCCCCAGAGCCAAAAGTAACTTTTGTTTTACGCTCATGAAAGAGCGGCATCCGAGGATCGTTTTCTCTCATAAGGTTGTTGTCAACTGATTGCATCTGCCCTTCCGTCTGACTTTCGTAGTAGGCTTTGCGCTCTGCAATAAGTTCTTCTGGAGCTTTACAAAGAATAAGACCACCAATCACAACGTTATCTTTGAACTTCTCGTTCTCAATAGTAACCATTGTAATCTCAGGATGATCCGAAGCTTTTACAGGCTCCCAACCTTCACGAAATTTTGAGGAAACGTTAGTGGCATCAGTTTGCCCCTGCGTGGCGACTCTAATCCAGCGAAATGCGTAACCCGGCTCGGGATTTGGTGAGGGCAAGGTCTCTGGCCTTTGCCAAGCTCTAGTGCGGGTCGTTTTTTCACGAGTGGTCTGTTCACGATCTATACGATTTTCAGCCATTATCTTTCCTCATCTCTTCTGCAACCTTTTGGGCGTATAATTCTAAAGGAACTCCAAGTCGTTTAGCTATAGCTACCTGTGTTTGCGTTAGTTTGACCTTTTTAGGTGCCACGCTCCGAGTTGCGGGAGCAACCACATTAGCTTGTTTTTTCGGCTTCTCGACCTCTACTTCCTCTAAAGTGTCCTCAAAATTATCTGGGAACACTTGGCGCATACGAGAATCTAACTTCTCGTAGTATTCATCGCTTCCAACAACAACGTTGTCTTTAGCTAATTTACTATGCACACCCATGGCAAAACTTGTCATTTCAATGCCAATACCATCTTCAGATCCAAACCAAGGATTAGCTGCTGCCCATTCTCTGGCTTTTGAATCCGCCACTGGTTGGGTGGGTTCTGGTGACACCTTAACAGGAGTTTCTTCTTCCTGTAAAGGAGGAAGTTTGAAATTATTTACCTTATCAGATTTAATTGTAGCAGCAGTTAATTTTTCTTGTGCTGCAGTGACAGCGTCTGCATCTCCAGATTCATACGCTTCTTTATATCCTGCTTTAGCACTTGCCAGTTCAACCGCAGCTGATCTTTTAGCTTGCTCAAGCATAGCTGACTGGTTTTTACCAACTGTGCCTTTTAGCTCTTTGTTTTCATCAACGAGACGTTGAGCTAAAGATTCAAGTTCTTGTCTTTCCCTGATGGCTTTTTCTTTTTCACGACGCTCGTCATGGTAGCCTTTACTGAAGTGCTTGATTCTATTACGAACTTTATCAGAGTATTCTTCAAGTTCTTCATCAGTGACATCAGCTGGTGGCTCAGAAGGCTTGCGGTTGCGATCAGCTTTTGGAGTATCGTCAACAACTTCAATCTCAAGTTTGTCATCATCAGTATTGTCTGCACGCGCAGACTCTGGATCAGGCTCTTTAGCTGCCTTACCAGAAAGATCAATTTCAATGGCATCTGAACCCTCCACCTCTATCTCAGGCTTCTTATCTTTTTCATCAGGAAACTCATACTCAACTTTTTGAAACGCCATAATCTACTCCTAGACTTTGCAAATTCCACGGGGGTCAGGGATGACTGCCTCTACAGAATCGTCATTCATTAAACGGAACTCTTTACCGTTTACCTTAAATCTTGTGCCTGTATTCATACGAAACATCACATAATCACCGACTTTACACCAAGCACCAGTGGGAAACCTATCTTTATCAGTGTAGGCGGCATCACCCATATCAATGACCACACCCATGATAGACATGATGTATTCTTTCTTTATTTCGCTATCAGTCTTTAATAGTGTGCTGCCTTCGTAATAATCACTGACATCTGGCAGTGCTACCAGAAGTCTGTAACCACAAGGTATGGGTAGCTGTGCATCAAGATCTTCTTCAGGTGCAAGTTTTTCAACTGTTTTATTCATCATCATCTTCCATGTAGTTTCGCGAGAGGTCTGTTACGTAATTTTTGCAGGCATCTAGACCTCGTATCATGCCCGTTATTTCCTTGTACTGGGCAAAATCTTTTGCTCCACCCCCTCCAAGAAACTGTAACGCTGTAGATTTATCTTCATCTAGTTTTTCTATAAGCACGTCAAAGACGGTTTTAGCCATATTTAAGTGTCTTTCTTAAGCTCTGTTATTACCTTAGAAGCCTCAATGATATTCTTCTCTTTTTCTTTGCGAGTGTCTGCGCGCAATTTAACTCCAGCTTTTTTAGCATCTATACCAACTTCTAACTTCTCAAGCTGTATGCGCTCCTCTTCAAGTTTGACGTCTGCCATATCTTTAACAACTTTACGCTGTTGCTCTTGTTTTTTAATTTGCGCGTCGGCGGCATCTTTTTGTGCCTTACGCTGCACTTCTTGCGCTTTGATTTGCATTTCCTGTTGTTGCAGTTGGAACACAGGATCTTGAGCTTGTTGTTGTGCTTTTTGTCGAGCTGCCTGCTGCTGGTTTGCTTGTGTAAGCTGTTTACCAGCTTCTGCAACAACCCGTGCAAGTTGGACCTCTACATTTTCTGGAAGCTCTTCGTTTGGTGCTGGTAGCGGTGCGCCCAGTTTTTCTTCTATTTGTTTGCGGTACTTGAATCCTAGATGTTCAGCGATGTGAGCCTGCAAAGACGCCATAATCCGCTGTGCTTGCGGATTCTGACCTACCATCTGAGCAACTTGTGGATCTTGCATAAACGCCATGTGTGCGCCGATATGTGCATCGTGGTCTTGATATATAAATGCTTTCAACGGTTTTCCAACCAGTGCGTTCATATTTTCGCTAACAGGATCTGCGGGTTTCATGTCTTCTTTAAGTGGAACAAGTTTATCTGCGTTCTTTACCCCAAGCACTTCGATCATCTGCCTGTGCAGTTGTGGTAAGTCATATATCTGTGGTGCCTGAGATGACATCTGCAGCACAGCCTGATACTGCACTACACGTTGCGCCATGGTAGAACTGTTGGGATCACTAACAGGTATTACATCCACCATCATGTAATCAGTCTGACGGGCAGATACTTCCCCTCGCGCAGGCTGATACGAATACTCGGCTGGCGCGTATTCTGCCATCAAAGCCTTGAGGAGCTTAAACTCCTGCTTCATGGCGTAATGAACACGGGCTTGTACTGCAGCCATAGGCTTCAGCGTACGCTCCAAAAGCGCCAGCGTTGTGCCTACTGGCGCATTAGCTGACATGTCTGATATGTTCATGTCACTGATCGCGCCCAGTCTGCGGCCTTCGTTAGTTATTTTATCCAGCAAAGCCAGAAGTGTCTGTGATGGTTCTTTGTAAGGTAGCGGCATAATATTATCTCGTATGCTACCTGATGGCACATCAACGTCCTTGAACTCACCCGGTTCAATCGGAGTGTCGTCCCCCTTGATACGCAAGCCACGGGATTTGAGTCCACCGGGCAAATTAGCGAGCGTACCGGCATCGACAAGTTGGCGTATCAAGGAGGTTCCTGCTCGTGCATACCCACCAATGATGTGGATAAGTCCGAGTCCATAAAAGCCAAAACCCGGCACATAAGCGTAATGTACAAAGTGTTGGCGCTTTAGCATGTAAGGGTCGTCAGGGTTCCAGTTTCTGTATATAGACAGGATATCGCCTGAACTACGTTCCAGAGTTACAACATACGGTTTTGCAATCTCATCCTCTGAATCATCAAAACCTTCTATCACAAGATCTGCGTGAATCTCATACAATGTATGTCTATCGTCATCTGAAAGAGAGTATCCACCCTCTTCAGCTTTACGTATCTCAATGTCAGAATGGTATGGCTGTGGGTCATACAACTCTATGTCACGATAGAATCTGGCGACCTGTAGCTTCTTTACTTCGTTCTTGGTCTTACGCATAACGTGTGTAACACGCTCTGCAGTTTCTATATGGGATGCGCTATAAGGCACAATACAATCTTCTGCGGGTATAAACAGTGCAACCTGTCGTCCCATGTTTGGATCGTAATAAACCTTTTTGAAGGCAGAACCTGCGAGTCCAAGGCTGTAGAGCAGGCGTTCATGCTCTGGACGATATTCTATCATGTTCTCTGTCAGCTCATAGTTCATGTCAGCTTTGACACGAGCAGCAGATTCAACCTTCTCTTTTGTCTCTTCGCCAAGAATCTTGGTTTTCACCGGCCCCATGGCAGGAAAAGTTTCACTCATGGTTTCAGCTTGGAACCGTATGGCTGCTTCTGCCAATACGGTGGAATATACACCACAAGCGCCTTCCCAAGGATCAGTACGCTCTTCATACTTAAATCCTAACACGTCAAGACCCTTCACGAATGTATCTGCCCATTCGTTACGGCTGTAAGTGTCGGAGTCCACCAGCTCTATGAGATCTTCTGATAAAGACATCAGAGCAGTATCTTCCATGACTTCTGCCAGATTACCATCAAAGGCAATATCGGCTGGAAGCTTCGCGTCAGGAACTATGGTAATTTCTACGCTACCATCGTCCATAGTCACCATTTCAGGATTTACGATTTCAATCTCCAGATCTTTGGGTTTGTCATCCTCTGCGTCTAAACCCACAGGAGCTTGATATAGTCCCTTTTCAACTGCCATGATACTGACCCCTAATAATACCCGCCTCTACGATGTTTGAAATACTGCTGCTCTTCTGGTTCATCGCTAGGCAAGCGTATGAATCCTCCCTGACGGAACCTCATGAGAGCCATAACAGTTGCATCAACCAAGTCATCATGACTCATAAACGGGAATCCTGCAATCTCTTCTACCACTTCTTCGGCCCAGCGAGTCTCAGGAACCCAACAAAGTCCTGACGCTACGATATCTGATACAGAGTTTAAACGAGCCAACTTATCTCCCGAACCTCTATGCGGAGTATACTCCTGTACCGGCAGTCCAGACCTGCGCATCTCCTGATACAGAGCCGTGCCAGAGTTTTTCTTCTCGACTATGAACGCGTCCGGCTCCCACTCTTCATACTCTTCCAAGGCGAGTTCTTTGAGTTCTGGGAACTCCATACGCCTCTTTATGCTGTTTAGCAATATAATATTATAATTGTCCTCATGCTCATTCAAAAACACACCCCACGTCGTTAATGCTGTGTAGTCAGCACGATTGTGTGTTTCTGCTGCCGCATCCAAAGACATTATCACGTATTCACACTCGGGTGGGTATTCCTCTTTCCATATGCCCCACCACTCCCGTTTGATAAGTGATGCTTCTTCTGCCGTGGGTTCCTGCTGATACTGCGCGTTCCACTGAAACGCTGGCATAGATGCCTTTGTACGTAGTAACGCGTCAAGGTCAAAGAACTCAGGCCACAACGGTTTCTGTTCTGACTTGTGAGTTTTTTTATTTACGATGTCCAATATGGCAGGAAACTCCATAACCTCGTATTGATCTGCTCTTTCGTTTTGTCCCATGTCTCTGGTTACACGTCCGGTTAGATCGTCCATATGCCAACGTGTTTGTATGATAGCCACACGACCTCCGGGCATCAGTCGTGTCCGCGCTCCGAATGTGAACCAGTCGTAGGCTTTTTCAAAGACTTCAAAATTTCCGTTAATGACATCTTGTTCGGAATGGGGATCGTCAACGAGCAGGAGGTCAGCGCCACGACCAGCAATAGATGAACCAATACCACACGCATAGTATTCACCTCCTGAATTAGTGTTCCATCGACCAGCAGATTTAGAATCTATGGCTAATTTAACCGTAGGAAATATAGTGCTATATTCATCTGTAGATATCAGGTTACGAACCTTACGGCCAAAGTCTACCGCCAGATCAGTGGTGTGTGACACCATCATAACCTTCTTGTTGGGGTTGCGCCCCAGAAACCAAGCCGGAAAAAATATAGATACAAGCTGCGATTTACCGTGTCTGGGGGGTATGTTGACGCATATTCTGTCTTTTTTACCCTCTGCAATGTCCATAAGCATGTCTGCAAGCATCCTGTGGTGCTTACCAACGATGTAATCAGGCTGCATACGCTTACAAAACTCAATCAGGTCATCAAATGCCGCCTGATTAGCTCTTCGGGAGTCCAGTTCATCTATTAATTTGTCTATTTCAACGATTTCTTCAGCAGTAAACTGGTCAAGGTTGTCCAACATGTGTTGAACTTCACCATCAGTAAAATCTGAAGCTAAAGCTGACGTCACAATGATGTTTCTTTCTTCTCTTCAGGCTCTGCAGGTAATATTGCTTCTTCACAATGCACTATAAACTTGTAATTTTCGTTATTTTCACGCCAAACCCAGTTTCTAGCCATAGCGTCACACTCTTCTATGGGCATAAGCACGTCCAAAACTATATTATTACCCACATATACCCACTCTTTTTCTGCTGTGAAGCCCCAAATGGTTATAACCAGTAAAAAAGTCTTCATTCTTCTGTCTCCAGCCCCAGTTCAGCGTCAACATCCAGAACTTCACCGTCTATAACGACAGCATCTTGTATATCTTCCTCTGGTGTACTCAGCTTTTGTAGTTTTTCCCTTAACCTAGCTCGTAGATCATCGGTGGACTGGTGTGTAATGGTCACTTCGGACTTCTCTGCAAACAATCCAACGTCAGAAATCTTGCCCAACAGCTCCAAAGCACGTATCCGTACCCTTGGATCTGGGTTTTCTGTCTCATCTATGAGTTTGTTAGTCACCAAGTGACGTACCTGTAACGCACTTTCGACTACAGAATGGCCAAATTCCTGTAAAATGTTGTTTGTAAGCACTAGAGATGCCGGGGTAAGTGTTGCTGCCCTCTTTGTGGTAACTTTTTTAGACGTGTTTTCGGGGTCATCAGCGTATGCCGTAACCAATCTGGCAGCAATATCCTCATCTTCTTTGGTAGGTTCTAGGTTTACACCATGGTCAGCAAGCTCTTTGGCGGTTTCAGCAGCCGCGTCAGTGCGTTTCTTCAGGTCCATGGGCGGTAGCTCTTCAGGAATCGCCACACCTAGTTCTGGTTCTACTAGTATACTCATGTTTTTTCGCAGGTTATTAACCGTTCGTATCAATCTATATAGTAAAATTATTTTTTATGCAAGGAGGTTGGGACTCCTACCGGGGGGTGTTCCTATATTTAAGGGGGTGGGGGGTCGAACTCAGGGAAAACCGATTTGTTTGAGAAAATTGCTAATATATAGACAGACATACAGCTACGACACACAGCGGCCCATGGGGTATGGGTGGGTTCAGCGTATGGCAAAAAAGCGTATGGTCTGTAAATGTTAGTGCCGCACTAACAAAAAACTAAACTAATGTGCAAAGCTCCGTAGCATTTCATACGATAACGTGTCATTATTTAATCATCGGCAGGGCGATATTGACCCGTAAGGCCGAGAGTTCTTGAAAGGAACACGCTATGACTAATCAAGTTGAAAGCCTACCAGTTGAAATTGCCAGCAAGGTGACATCAACTACTCAAAAGAAGTTATCCGGTGATCGTGCTGTAACAAGCCTAGTCGATACATTGCACAAGGCGAAGATACCTAGCACGCATCTGATATCACCTAAACCAAAAGGTGATAAGCCTAGTCAATCGACTGCTAGTCAACAATGGTTCGATGAATTTAACGCGGCCATTGTGCTAGGTTTCTCGGCTACTACCCAAAAGATAATGGCCGCACCTACCAAATCACTCACTGAAGCTCAGAAGCTCAGTAAGAGATATTGGCAACAACAAGTTGGCGCTATTCGCGGTGACTATAAGACGCAATTAGAGAAGCGTGAAAAGATCGGCCAAGAGATTGCGGAAGGTGGCACGCCTAGTCGCGTCAGATCAGATAGTCAGCGCTTATCTGACAATCTCAACGATTGCACTAAGGTGATCGAGAATAGCGAAGGTATCGACGGCGTTGATCTCGAAGCGCTTACCAATGCTATCCAATCCGCTAAACGCATCCTGCACGGCGTGAAACACTAAACACTATACCAGCCCAGCGTGATTGCTGGGCTGGTTTTCTTTTATGAAAGGTAACACGTTATGAAACACCTTACATTACCTCAACTGTTAATGTGGTTAAACCTGTCAGAAAAGACTGGACACTATCGCGGTTATTCTAGGCATGAGCTTGCAATGGAATATAACAAGCGCGTTAGATATCTTAAAAGCATAAACAAATAACAATTAGGCACGGCTTCGGTCGTGCCTCTTTTTTTGTGCCTATGAAACC